GCGCGGATCAGTGTCGGGCACTCGTAGGGGTCGATCTGGAGCGCCGGCCCGGCGTCCGTCAGGCGGCTGGTGAACCAGTTGATGGCGTCGAGCCGCAGCGGCAGGCGGTTGTTGCTCTCGCCGACCACGCGGAAGTGCTTGGCGAACACCTGCACGACCGTTTTCTCGTCGCTCTGGGAGCGGTTCGAGGCGGCCGGGTCGGGCGCGATCAGCACATTGTTGAGGTTCAGGTTGGGGAACCGGAAGCGCAGGTAGGGCTTCAACCGCTGAGTGATGAGCCTCTCAGCGCCATAGCCCGACTGGATCAGCTCGCCCATCACGTTGAGCTGTCCGTGGGCGTTCTCCTGCCCGATAATCATGGCGCTGCCCTGCAGGCCGGGGTCCAGCCCCACGATCAACGGCGCGTTCGGGTTGAATTTCAGCGGGCTCTTGGCGACGTGGATGTCCTTGCGGAATGAGGGGATGACCGGCGTGCCCGCCGCGCTGTACCCCCATTCCGCGTCGATGAACTGCTTGATCCACTGCGGCGTCTTGCCCTTGGCCTGATTGCGGTAATAGCCGGCCTTGCCCGGCAGGTTGTCGAGGTTCTCCGCGTCCGGCGCGAAGCCCGAAGGCTGGACGAAGTATGTGCCGATCGGCTCGCTCGGTTCGCCGTCGCCCTCCTCGTTGCCGAAGCCAGCCTTGATGAACCGGCGGCGCATCTCCTCGACGTCCTCGTCGTCGAGCGTCTTGCCGAACTTGGCGATCGAGGGGTTGTTGTGCAGGTAGTCGAACCACCAGTTGTCCTCGGTGTCGGGGTTCGACGAGCCCCACATGCCCCAGTTGGTCGCGCCGCCGTCCTTGGCGGAGGGGTAGCGGCCACAGCGCGCGGAGAGCGCGTCGATGATCTCGCGCGGGATCTGCACAAACTCGTCGATGATGGCGAAGGTCACTTCGAGCGACAGGACGCGCGCGATGTCGGCCTGCGTGTCGAGCGCCCGGAACAGCACCTCGCACTCCACGTCGCCGAAGCGCAGGATGAATTTCGACTGCGACGCGATCCACTCGCCAGCCTCGCCGTCCTTGAACCAGATGTTCCACGAGGCGAGCGTGGTGTCGCGCAGCTGCGGGAAGGTGTTACGGACGATCACCGCGCGCGAGCGCCGTATCCCATCAGGGCTGGGGGCTTGAAGCTTCGCCATTCGGGCGAGCTTCATGAAGATCCCTGTCGTCTTGCCCGAGTTGCCCGTCACGAACACCGACCCGTTGCATCGCGCCACGAAGAAACCTGTGCTGGTCGTGAAACAATACTTGAGGCCATCGACCGCCTCGACCCTTGTGACGCGCGTATGCTCGCGTATCGCCGCGCGGTTCTTCGGGTTGTCGGCTGCGCGGATCGCCACTGTGTACATTGTTTTCCAGCGGCCGTCGCCTCGCGGGTCGTCCGTCTCGTGGATTGTCGCGCGCAGTCCGGTCGCGTGCGCCGCGAACTGTATGGCGTCCGCGTGTCTCGCCACCGTCGTGTAGTAGCGTCTCTCCTCGTGGTCGGCCAGACCATCCCAATACGTACACTCGTCCAGCACGATCCCGAGCTGTCGGCTGGACAGCCCCCACACGAAGTCCAGATCCTTGTCGGCTCTACCCCACAAGAACGCGAACCGGGTCTCGGTCGGGCGTCGAGCCTGTGTTTTCTCTGACCAGTCGAGCCCCATGTCGTCGAGCAACCGTCGCAGCCGCGCCTTCTTGCGCTCCTTGCGCAGCGTGAAGCTGACCTTCCGGCCGGCATCTGGAATGTGTCCATCAGCACTGAACGCCACCCGCAAACGGATCTCGGCATCGCCGACCGGCGCGTCCGGCGCGTCCAGCCTGAATGTGGTCGGGATCATCCGCCGCGATGGTTTCTCGGCGCACCGCTGCGCGGTCGCCACCTGCGAGACGCCATGATAGTCCGTATACAGAACCGTGTGCTCCGGGCTCAGCTCCATCTCCAGCGACCCGCTGTCGAACCTGTAGAACGGATCCGTCGCCGGGACCGCCATGTGTTGTGCGGCCTCGAAGCCGACAGCGCCTGTCGTCCGGTCGTAAACCGCCACCTTGTCGCCGGGTCGGTAAGCGTCCATCCGTCTCCAGCCGTCAGGCGTGAGGAACTCGCTGTCTGCCGGCAGACAGCCGACCGGCCCCACGATCCAGTCGTAGAACAGCTGCCCCGGCTTGTAGTCCTTGATGAACTCCTTGACGGTGGGGGGCGGTGTGTAGTCGATGACGACTGGCGTGCTCACGCGATGTCGTTCCCCATATCCTGTCGCATGCGCCGGGCCTCCTCGGCCTTCCGCTCGCGGTCGAGTTTCTCCGCCGTGACCGCCGGGTGGTCCGCCTGCACCTCGGTCACGGAGACCGAGCGACCCGGGGCCACGATCAGGGAGATGTCGTCCCCCGGCAGGAAGACCTGCTGCCGGGAGGCGTTCGTGGCGTTGCACATGCTCAGCACGAGGATGTGCTGGTCACGCGCCCTGACGATCAGCTCCGCCGCGCTCAAAGGTCGACTCCCCATTTGGTCAGTTGCTTGTCGACCCAGTTCGAGATCTTGTCCCAGTACAGGACGACGATCGACACGACAACAGCGAAGCCGAGACCCCAGAGAGGGCCGAACGCGAGACCGGCGAGAATGAAGGCGATGACGAACGCGAAAAGGACGTTGAGGGGCATGGTCGTGATTATCCCAGCTGAATGTTGATTTGGAAGGCGCTGCCGCCTCCACCAACTGCATGCCCTTGATCCTTGGACGCGTCAAGCCCGGCCGCCTTCACGGTGAACTTGATGAGATCCGCCTTCACGTTGGCAGGGGTATCGTCGTGGTGGATCAGCCGCCAGCTCTCGCCCAACAGGTGCTCGGACTGGAGCCGCGCCTTGATCTTGAACGACATGCCCTCGGTCTTGAGCATGTTCACCGCGACTTCGAGTTCCTTGCGGAAGGCCGGATGCGCCGAGATACGCGACCACTCCTCGCGGTCGATGCCGTAGGCCGTACAGATCTCTTTCACCGGCTGCTCGTGCAGGGCGATCTCGATGGCGAGCGTCGGCGGCCAGCCAAGCCCGGACGGATCAATGGCTGCGATGGCTCGATCTTCCAGCGTTGCGACGGCGTTCATGTTCTTACAAATCGCTTTCTCAAGAGAGCGGCACCTGTCACCCCACGCGCAATCCTGCCATGGACTGTGGGAAGGGCCAACCCTGTTTCCTGCGCGATCTCCTTGGCGGACAGTTTCCGACCATCGCCAACATCTACACGATTTGTCCGCCGTCCGACAAGCAGGCTCTCCCCGGAGACACCCACCGACAGGCGATACTTGATCGTCGCCGGATGCACACCAGCTGCTTGAGCCATCTCCTCGATCGTCATCTCCTCGACGGGTTTGTTGATCTGGACCTTGTCGAACGCCTGCGGCGTCACGCGCGTATTCAGCGTCGGTTTGAGCCGGGCTACCGCTTCCTGCTCGCGACGACGCACCTCCTCTTTCGGAAATGCCTTGAGCGGGATGAATTTCAGATCAGCCAGCCCGTAGCGATTGTAGATCGCCTGCAACGCAGGTGAGTGGTGGGTATTCGCGGCGAGACGGGTGCGGTGGTGAACGAACCGCCGCTCGAAGCACTCCTCTGTCCCACCGACGTACCGCTCACCTGTCGCGGTGGATACGATCATGTAAACGCCCGGCTCCTGCAGCATAGAAAATCTCCTGTGATGAAAAATTTTTATCACTTTCTAAAAAAGCAGTCAAGAGATTTACGTGACCGTCAAACCACCCCACCCCTACCCTCCTTGAAAACCCCTTGGGGGTCATCCTATAAATAAGAATTACTCAAGCGCCCGCCGCGCGACAAGCATTTAGACTTATGTGCCTTGTGTGATATTCTATGGGTGCTGGGGACAACAGCGTCCCCAGTGAACTGATAGAGGATTAAACCATGTCCAAGAACGCAATCGCCATCGCCAAGAACGCCCGCCGCGAAACCGCCAAGGCTTCCCGCAAAGCAAACGCCGCGCATATCGCGTCCGAAGCGATGAGCATTCAGCGCAACGTCGAAACGGGCGCATACGACTCCGCCAAGGGCTCCAGCGAATTGGTCCTCGCCATCAAGGCCGGTATCAAGGCGCAGATCGCCGAACACCTCTTGCGCGGCGCGGCCATGCGTGGCGCGATGATTTTCCGCCTCGGCAAGACGCTGGGCGCGGATGACGCTGCACGCGCCGACATCATGCGGGAAGCCGAACGCGTCCTCAGTCTCAAGGCCGCGCACCTCGGCAATTCGGACGACTATCGCTCGGCCGCCGAGCAGCGCGCATACGATACCGCCAAGAAAATCTGGCAGCGCGCCTTCGCGGAAGCCAAGGGTGCGCCCAAGGCCAAGCGCAAGCCGCAACCTGCCAAGGGCGCGGCCAAGTCCGAGACCAAGTCCGAGACCAAGCCGGAGACCAAGTCCGAGACCAAGCCGGAGACCACCAAGCCGCTGAATTTCTCGGAATACGTCAAGCGTCCTCCGGCTTTCACCAAGCCTGCCGATGTCACAGGGTTCGCGCGCAACCTCGCCGCGCTCATGTCCAATGAGATCAAGGTCTCGGCCAAGGCAATGCCGGGCGATGTGCGCGCCATGTTCCAAGCGTTCATCGCGGCGGCCAAGGCGCTGCCCGATCTGGACAAGTAACACCTCCCTACCTCCACTGGGTTGATTGAAGCCCCAGCGCAAGCTGGGGCTTTTTTATTGTCTTAAATCCTTATCTGGTTGAGTGCTTATCTGCTTAATATGCAGCTGGGGACATCCATGTCCCCAGCTTTTTCGCGTCGGCGGCCCGCGCCAGAGCTAAGTCATTGATTTTATTGGGTTGCGAGAC